ATGGATCAAGCTGTCAGCTTAGCGTCTGACATTCCGAAACTTGACCGGTGGCTTTTCGATGTTTACACTCAAGAGCCCGTGACCAACGTTATCTCCAATACCATTTACCAATTGCGTGGAGCCGACATTTACGAGTTGGTTACGTGGCTTACCGATAGCTACAACACTCACATAAGTGAGCAGAAGGCGCGAGTTGCGCTGCCCCTCGACATTGACATTTCCAGCTACTTGCGCTCAGCTTGCGCTGTCCGTCCTGAGGACAAAGTGAAGGCTGAGTCTCTTGTTTATGTCCCATCTTTTGTGCCCTTCGACTGGGTTATTTATTATTTTCCACACTTTCTCGCACTAGGCGATTATTTGATGTGGCTTGTTAGTCTTATCTCTCTTTATTTATTTCTTGTTGTCCTTTGGCTTTGGCCTCAAAATTTTTTCTATAAGGCTATCTCTGTGCGCGCATGTTACCAGCGCATCAATTTTGTTCAAGACCGTGTTGAATTCAAGTGGCAGTTTTTTCGTGCTGTTTGTGGGTGGAAAAACCTGTACACCGGTCTCCCCCCTCCTTCTTATCACACCCAGCAGTTTGTATTGGCATTGTCTGCTGTCATTCTTGGGTTTAAGTGTTATAAAGGTGTGTCTCTCTTCACCGAAGGTAACATCGTCTCTTCTTCAAACTCCGAGGCTACCGAGCCGGAGATTGATAGAGAGATTGCGCGGATTGAAGAGAAGAGTGCCGCTGCGCGCCCCCCGCCAAGGCCAAAACGTGGGAATGGCATCGATTGGGATTCTCTTCCGAGGAGTATCCCCATGCCTATTGACTCCCCAGTTCAGTACAATGAGCCTGAAAAGGTTTATTCTGCTGTTCAGTCCAACGTCCGTCTTGTACATATCGAGGGCGTTCGGACAATCGAGACACACGTAACTGGTTTATGTGCTGATCTCGCAGTGGTTAATCGCCACTCCATCAATCATCCCCGTGCAGATGGCACGTGGGAATTTACGGTGCGCATGAGTGCTGAGCACAAAGTTGGAATTTTTCGCTGTGTGGTCACCGAGTCTGAGTTTGTCCCTATAGAGGGAGATCTCTTTCTTGTTCGTTTACGAGGTGCCAAGTTCAAGGACATTCGTTCTTACTTGTGCGCTGACTACTACACTCCGCCTCCTTATGGGGGGAAGGCCATGATAGACTCTTGCACGGTGACTGTTCATCAGTCGGGTCGTATTGTGGCTCATGACTCCAATTTTGGAGAGGTGGTTGTTGAGAGACCACTCTCTTATCCGTGGAGGGAGCATGCTTCTGGGAAGTGTGGGCTTCCTCTTGTTGCTCAATTTTCTGGTGGCTCTGGTATTGTCGGATTCCATGTAGCTGGATCATCCGGCGAGTTGGCTTTTTCACAGAGCATTCGCAAGGCGGACGTCGATCGCGCCATCAAGTTGCTGGAGAAGGGTAGTTGTGCCCTTTCCATCAACAGTGAAGGTCTTTTGCGGCTTCCGTCGAGAGTTACGCGCATTGGATCTGTGTCGGAACGTTCCCCTCTCAATTTTGAGGAGGTGCCTGGCTTGAATGTGTATGGTGGCCTTGAAGGTTACTCTGTTCTCAAGTTGGGAAAATCCAAACTCCTCTCAACTCCTTTTGTACATTACGCTGAGCGGCTCACAGGAATTAGTCCTTTTGACGCTAGCGGTGCTCCCCTTTTTGGGGCTCCGGTATTTGCTGCTGGTCTGAACAAGATCACCGGCGAGTATCAAGGTCCCTACAACCATTTTGTGAAGAAGGCGGGAGTTTTGAAGAAGAGCTTGAGTCCTGTCACTCTTGCTCAGACGATCGATTTGGTTTCCGAACACCTTATCACGTCTCTCCGTGCGCGTGGTGTGACTACACTGCGTCCAGTCACACTGGAGATTGCCCAGAACGGCGATCCTTGTGACTTTTACATGCGCGCGATGAAACCATCAACCTCAGGTGGTTTTCCCTGGCCCGGAGCGAAGAAGAAATTCTCCCGCGAGTGCTGTCTCGATTTTAAAGTCGATTCCTACATGCCCCTGTTTGATGTGAAGGAGCAGGTGTACGAGCAGTGTGCCGCTTATGAGCGCGGCGAGGATGCACTGCCTCTTCTTGGTGCTCAGCTGAAGGATGAGCCCAGGTCTCTTCAGAAGATTAGGGATCGCAAAACTCGCGTCTTTTGCATGTCGCCTTACGAGTCCACCCTCGTGAATCGCATGTTTTTGATGCCCTTCTACTCACTCATGGTTGAGCACGGTGATATTTTTCGTACTGCTATTGGCGTTAATATGCATTCGACTGACGTTGCTGACATTTGTTCAAACATGGCGGGCTTCCTCACCTTCATGGAGGGTGATTATGGAGGCTTTGACACTTCTATGCCGTACGATATTGGCCTGGCTGCCAATACTATCGTGTGGCGAGTGTGTGAGAATCTCGGTTACGACGACTACGCCCTTAATATGGTGCGTGGTATTCTCAGTGACAACTTGTATCCTACAGTTGTTATGCGTGGTGACCTTTTTGCAGCCCCAGCGCTGCAGCCGAGCGGCAAGTACGCTACGGCCGAAGACAATAGCCTTCGCGGCCTTGTCCTTCTTGTTTACTACTGGATTTCGCAGTGTGAGTTGCACGGTCTCCAGCCAGTTGACTTTTGGACAGTTGTCAGCCCCCTCATTTATGGGGATGATGTTATTGTTGGAGTTTCGCAGCGAGCACGCGCATTCTTCAACAATAACAAATACCAGGAGTTCTGTGCTTCAGTCTACGGACTTGAGTATACGAGCGCCCTGAAGACGTCAGTGATGGAGGATTTCCTGACGTGGGACCAGTGTTCTTTTCTCAAGCGGAATTTCGTGTTTCGTGAGGATTTGGACCAGTGGGTGGCACCCCTTGACTTGGCTTCTATCATGAAGTCAATTGTCTACTACCTCCCTTCGAAGAGTGTTAGCAAAGAGGAACAGCTTATTGACAGCTGTGTCTCCGCTCTGAGGGAGCTTTTCTTCCATTTGACGGAAGAGGAGTACCACTTACGTCGTCTCGCATTTGCGGATGCCGTCTCTGATGTTTTTGAGCGTAAAAGCTCTGATATCCTCAAGGTTTTTCCAACCTTTGACGTCATTCGTACCCAACTTTACGGCTCCACTGCCGACTTGCTCGTCGAGAGCAAAGTCGTCACTGTTGCTTCCCTTCCTGACGGTTCTGAAACTTACAAACTCACTCTTTTTGGACATTACGTTTCTTACACTACCCATCCAACCGTGACTTCGATTTTATCGTTGTCTGACCCACGCAGAGTTTCTTGGCGTTTCGCGCCTTTGAGTTTTCTTTTCCGTCTTTTTCTCCTTACCTTTCTTTCCCTGACAGTTCCCACTTTCATTCTCTTCTTGGTAATTTTTCCATTTGGAGTTCCCTGGACGTGGCTCGTGATCTTCGGATTCGTGTCACCTCTTCCTGATCCTCCTGAGTGGGTTCGGGGGGTTCTAGTTCTTTCACTAGGATCTCCCATCGCAGAAGAATGGTTTAAGGCTGGTTTCTTCCCTTTTCATGCACTCTTTGCTCTTCTAGAGCTTTGGATGTATGGAGCGGGTTGGGATCGTGTCCCGGCATTTTTAATGCATCTTTGGGGGCATGGAGCCCCCTATCACCAGAGGTTTTTGGTGCATTCTGTTTTTAACACGCTTGCACTGATTCACTTCTACCAATTTCCACAATTTTACTTACTTCCCGACGCAGCCACGCAGCATCCGAATCTCTGCCCTATTGGGCAGAGCCGCCAGGAGATCGGACCCTACAGCCAGTGGGTGAAATACGAATTTACCTGCCTCGAAGACACGCCTAATGTTGGCAATAAACACAATGGATACTAATAACACAACAACAACAACCCCCGGAGTTACTTTTGTTTCTCTACCAACAACATCAACCTTAAACGGCCCGGGCCGTCTAACCCGTACCCCCCCTTCTGCCGTGACTGGTATTCTTGCTATTGACAGTCTTAGCTTTGACGAAATGAGAGCTAGACCTGATCTACAGTTTGATAATCACTTGCGGGCAGCGTACTACCAACGCTTGCGAGCTCTCACTCATGAGCGCGCTCAAGTCCGAACTGATGAGCTTATTCGTAATCGAACGATGAAGCGCAAAGGCAAGGCTCAGCGACGATCTGAACAGAGGGGGAAATCCATCCACACGGAGTCTGCCGTGTTGGGGGAAATGTCTGATGGATCCGCGTCGGTGACCGAAGTGCATGAAAATGTAACCGATCATTCCGGCGAGGTTCCAGACAATACTTCAGCTGGCGTTTCGCAATTAGACTCTAAAGACGGTGCTCGCCAACAGCACTCTTTGGATGAATTCTTTCTGCGCCCCGTAACAATATATGACTCCACTTGGAATAGTGGTACTTACTACAACGTCCCCCTAAAGGTGTGGGATTTGTGGTCCTTGGACGCATCCGTACGAGCTAAGCTCTCGAACTATGCGTATTTCAAGGGAACGATGAAGATCAAAATCTCCGTTTCAGGTACTCCTTTCCACTATGGCACTCTAATGGCTTCCTATCAGCCGTACGCGATGTATAATGACAACTTAACCGCGTTCGATGGTATTCTTGCATCACTAACCCCAGGTGCAACGCTTTCCGTCAAAGAGTGCTACAATAACTATCTTTCGCAAGCCCCCGGCGTCGCTTACGTTGACGTTAAAGAGAATCAACCTGTCGTTCTCACACTTCCGTTTATATCCCATAAACAGATGTTTCGACTATACAATGAAGCAGGAACTGCCATTGTGAATGCTACCTCTTTCAACGACTTCGAAGAGGCTGGGGAGCTTCGTCTCGTCACTCTCAACCCTTTCCTTATCGCCAACGACGACTACGACACTCATGTGTCTTTGAATGTGTATGCGTGGGTGGAAGACATCCAACTGGGATGTATCACCGGCACAAACATTGACATTACCGCAGAGTCTAAGACGCTTGGCCAGCGGTTTATCGCTTCTCTCGAGAGGGGAGGAACCGAGTACGAGCATCCTGGGCCAGTCACAATCGCCGCGACGACCGTCGAAAAGATTTCCAATATTCTTGCAGACATTCCGGTTATCGGGCCGTTCGCCAAAGCCACTTCCACCATTTCTAGGAGTGTGGGAAAAGTGGCCTCTTGGTTTGGCTGGTCAAAACCTGTTGTTCTTGAGAAACCTTGTTTTGTCAAGAATAACCCCTTCGCCAATGGTGCGAATTTAGCTGGCAATGACACAGCTTTTCGTATCACCTGCGACCCCAAGCAGGAACTGACAGTCGATCAGACAATTGGTGGAGTAGACGGGCCTGATGATATGGCCATCAATTCCATTTCCGCTCGGGAGACGTTTTTGACGACTTTTGAGTGGCTCGACACTGCTATTGCGATGGATACGGTGCTATGGAGAGCACTGGTTACCCCAACGCAGTACAGTATCGCGGGACTTACTAATGGAGTGGCAGCTCTAATTCAACCAACAACCACCGACTTCGTTTCTCGTCCTTTTCAATATTGGCGAGGAACTATGAAGTATCGTTTTGAGATTGTCTGCTCCAAATTCCACAGAGGTAAGCTGCTTTTTAAGTTTGAGCCAAACTGCGCTCAAGCAATACTCATCTCATCCAATGAGACGAAACTTAATCAGCAGAATACCGTTATCGTTGACATCCAGGACACCCAAGACATTTGTTTCTCATTTGACTGGGCGTTCCCCCGAGCTTGGGCTCAGATTCAGCATGAGTTGGCTAATCTGACCCCTAATGCGACGAATGCGTATGAGGACCTTGCACTGGCTACTGTTGCCGTCCGAGGTCCTTTCGCGAATGGGTTCGTCGAGGTTATTCCTCTAAACGAACTCGTTCAGCCTACCGCGGGATCGGGAGTCAAGATCAACGTTTATGTATCATGTGAGGACCTCCAGCTTGCCTACCCTACGGGTGAAGGGCTACTGGGTGGTGCTGAAGATACCAGCCGTCGTTACAATTACACAGAAAGTAAGGACGTTACTCACGACACTATCAATGCAAATGATTCCACTTTGGACGGCATTCACGACTACCATTTTGGTGAGCGGGTTTTGTCCCTTCGGTCTCTCTTAAAGAGGTACCAGACTGTGACTACTCAATCATCTACTACTACCACTAATGGTGCCGTCCTATGGGCTCTCAATGGCAATTCCATACCTTGGAATGCTTCCCCGGTTCGCAAAGGCACAATCGCCAGCGAGCCATCTAATCCCGGAGAGTTTAGGAATAATTTGTATAATTACATGCGCCCCGCATACATGGGTATGCGAGGGGGCTTCCGTTTTCGTGTGGTGCCAATGACTGGCGGGCTTATGGGGCCCGCCACCTACACGAAAGTAACGATGTCGGAGTTGCTCGACAGTGGCGTGAACCAGACTTCCATTGGAAATATGTCTGCGGTTGCCAATGGAGCACTGACTTCGAATCGTTCTAGGAATGAGGGGACGATTATCTTTCACCCTGCCTCTAATGGCGGAGTGGAGTTTGAGATTCCCTTCTATTCACCGAGTCTGTTTCTGTTCGCGTTTGCTTACGATTACGGCAGTTCTTACTCGGCGGATCCGGCAATGGGGTACGACAGTTATACTAATGCCAAGTGGACGGCTCGATTTGTGATTGACCACAGCTCAGCTTCCGCTTACGGCAATAAGGGCGGCACCGTTTTTATGGTCGATGCCATTCCTGCTGAGGATTTTACTTTCCTCCGCTTTCAAGGAGCCCCACCCATTTGTATTGCGCCATAGGTTACAAACTTGTTTTAAAACTCGTTTTCCGTTGCCTATGTTGTAGTACTCCCCCCATAAAACAAGAACCTATTGGTTCTGCCGGGATTCAGTCTAACCCACCAATTAGACAAAGTCGGGTGACACTCACCCAAAACACCGAGGAGACGGTATATAAAAAATCAAGCTCCAGCACTACTGATGCGTCTAAAAACGCAGAAGAGAGACCCAAAGAGGTTCAATCACAGTGCTGGCCGCTGTGAGGAATTTCCCTCTACGATTCTCTCCATCTTTAAGTGTTGGGAGCTTTTGAGCATGACGTGCTCACGAGTCTTCAATTCCCG